CTTTTAGCTAGGTGCGTCTTCCCCGATCCCGGAAGTCCCATTATTAGTATTTTCATTTTCTTCTTTCTTTTTTAAACTTAAACTCCAAGATGAATTAGGTAATTCTTCCCAAATAAGGGTGTCACCCACATCCCATCCCATTTGATTCATTAAAGCATCAGGAAATTCAAAGAAAAGCTCACCACTTTCTTCGTCTTTTTGTACTTCAAGTGTATATTTATTGTTCATCATTTAATACTTTCTTAGGGCGATTTAGAAAATCACGGTTAGGATCTTGGCCATCAATACCACCATTCATATAAGCAGCAAAGAAAGATGCATAATTAATAATATCAATGCATGAATCTTCAAGTGATTCAAAGTTTGGTGAATAGTTTGGATCAAGCTCCATAGCTTCAAGCACTGATTGCATACGTAATACTTTTGCAGCCATTGTATCAAGAAGAGTTGCGCAACCTCGAGGATAATAATCAGCTTGACGAACTCGTGAGTTAGGATTCTGGTAATCATTACCTTTTTTAGTTTGTACTTCTGCAGCTTTTTGCAGGATTTTAAGTGATTCTTTCATATATTACTCCAAGTCTTATTCAACTATTCTACCACATTTAATGAATCTTGTAAACCAGCATTATAGTCAATAGTTTCAAGATAGATAAAATTAATTCTCATACTAATACGAGCTTTAATTGTTTTTTCATGTTTTGGTAAATATTCTCTAAACCATTTTTTCTCTGCTGCAGGTGTTGGATGATACATTACAACTACTGCTTTCATTTTCTTTGGAAAGTCTGCAGAAGTCTCCAACAAACGATCTAAACGAAAACCACCTGATGATGCATGAATAGCAATTGTATCTTTATCTCTATATTGTTCAACAATACTTTCCAATTGTTTTTTACGTTTATCTTTCCAGTTAATCCAAACTGCTCCGGAAGGAATAGCAATAGAATTTTCTATTTGTGTTTGTGCAGTAGTGATAACACCAGTAGCAGCTTTTTTAGTAAAGCCCCAGCTTAAAAGCTCTTGAATATTTTGTTCAGAATTAATTTCTAAACCTTCTTCATTACGTTTTAAAATAAACTTAATGGCATCATCTTTATTTACAGACAAAGCAGGCTTATCAGGTAAAGGATTCAAACGATTAGCAAGAGCTTCTAATTCAAGAGTAGTGTACACCTTATAAGCAGATTTTGGGATGTATTGCACAGGAATATATTTAGCTCGTTTTGACATCATTGTAGCAGTGATGCGATGGTTTCCATCTAGAATTAAATGCAATCCTTTACCATTATAATCTTCTAAAACATTTACTGGTTCAAACTCACTAGTATCACCGTTTAAATCATCAATTTTTTCTTTAATATTTTTTAAATGCTTTGAGTCAATCTCATTAAATCGCACCTGAAATTTATCATAAGCTGCGACAGAATCTTTTTCAATAGACTGAATATTAAAAGACTTGTTTAAAATTTGTTCTTGTAGCGTATCAAGTGAAGGCTTAATAAATCCTTTTAAATCTTTACCTCCACCATTAGATTTATTATAATACTCAGAGTTATTTCTGGCATCAACTTCAAGTAGCATTTTTCTCTCCAAAGCTATCATATCTTGCGTTGTCCCGTAGGCAACTATTTCACGTTTTAACTCTCCTTTAGCAAAAGCTTCATTCATTTCTTCAGAAGTTGCAGAAGTGTCATATCCATCATATTCACTACCAGTATGATAGCCAATATATTTCTTATTATTTACTGTGTTTGTCCACAGATATACAAATGCTTCATAATCCATAATATAATACTACCATATTTCTTTTTAAATGTAAACCATTTTATGCATTTTTATATGCATATTCTAAAGCTCTATCTGCTTCTATTTCAAGCGGGCGATTGGCATACCAATTTCCAGTTTCAGCATCAAGTTCACGACACAAATCTGCTATTTCTTTAGATGTAATTGGATACTTATTTTGCAAAGCTTTACTTGCAACTGCAACCATGATTTGATACATCTTATGATACCATCCTGTATTACTTATAGTTTTATATTCAGCTTCAAGTTTACGAGGAAAGAACGGGCAATCACGATATCCAGTCCAAGTGATGGATGTGTTATCAAGTTGTGCTTTACGATATTCTATAATTTGAGTTTGTAAATCTTCAGGTAAACGATCAAGGAAAGAAGAACTTGCTTTTTTCTCAACATAGTCGTGTTTACTCATCAATTCTTTTGGATTTATATAATCGCCAGAATTAGAAAAGATAAAGTTGAAAGCGCCAGCGTATTCACCAGGTATATAATACATTCGTGATAAGTCTTTAGTTTGCTTATCACCAATGGATCCAAGTTCTGTGTTGAGTGCGTACCAGAAATGTTTGATGTTATCTGATCTAATTCTTGTTTTAGTTGGGAAGACCATACGAAACTTTGGAAAGTCAGATTTGCTGCTTGCAGTAGAATAACAAATAAAAGTGTATTTACCGTAACGACTAATAAGCTCATTTTTTAAGTCACCCTTAAATTCATGGTCGTCAACATCAACAGCACACCAACCTCCCCAATCAACCACATTCTTGTTTGCCCGTGTTGTGTTAGGCTCATAAGTAGCTGGTGATATAAGTTGAGCATCTTTTTTACCTTTCTTATGTACTTTAGATAAATCATATAGAAATTTCTCAAACTCGTTAAAGCTTGAGAAATCCATTCTTCGATGTGTTTTATTATCAAAAACTGATTTAAAAACAGTTATTGAGATCTCCATGATTACCCTCATGTGTTGGTGAAGTCCAGCCTTCTGGTTTAATTAAGTCAGGCAATCCAAATGGATTTGGGCGTCCTTCTTTTACACCAGGAGATTTTACCATATTAGCTTCATAGACTTTATCCCATGCCGCATTTGCATCTACGCCAAACACATCTAATGTACCAATTGCAAAGACACAAAGATCAATAAGACCATCAACAATTTCTTCTGGATCTTTTGCTTCAATAGCATCGCATGTTTCATCTAGTTCTTCGCGAACCATATTTAAACGAAAGCGAAGATACGTATTCATAAGATCTTTATCTTCTTTATTTTTTTCAAACCATTCGCGTACACCAAATTTGTGATGCATCATCATGATATCATTTGCCCAATCAGACATATTATTTAATTCTCCGTATTTTTTAGAAAGTAATTCTTTTTGTTTCCACCATCCCATTATACCACACCTACATGCTCATGTACACCGGCATTTTGTAAGGCCCACAATAATCTATAAGTATCTTCCCAATCTTCGACTTGGAAGGCCCAGCCTCTCTTTGTTTGTCCTTTTAACTTAACAGCTTCAGCGATGTCGTGGTCATTTCCGCCTTCCATTGTTTTATCACCAATAAAAGTAATTTCATCTGTGTCTTTAAAGTCTCTTAATATTTGTACTTTACCTTTACCAATTTCTGTAATATCGATTCCAGTTTCTCCTGCAACTGTTGCTTGCATAGTCTCACCAAATTTTTTATTAAATCTTTCAGCTATTCCTTGACGTTCTAATTTATGTTCATCCCATTGTTTGTACATAGCTCGATCTTCTAAATTACATTGACGGCCAACAATACTAAAGTTTACTAATCCTGGCCTATAATCAAAGTGATATCCTGTCTTACGATAAAAACGAGAATTGTCTAATTCGTCTAATAAAAAGATGTTAACATCATTGGTAATAGTCCACGGATCCACATAAACTTCTTTATTTTGCTCAAACACATTATTACCAGAACACTGATAAACACGTAAACATAAATTATAAATGTGTTCTGGTATTTGTTCAAGAGTTTTTTCTCTATTACTTCCTGTAACAAGATAGCATGCGTTATGAGTAGCGAAATGTTCAAAGAAAGACTCAAATTTTTTATCCATTTTACCACGACTAGGTGTTAGCGTTCCATCAACATCAAAAATATAATTCATGCGAAAAAATCCTCCAAGGTTGCTTCTTCTTTTAATGTCCAACCTACGGCATCAAGAATTGGTGTAATTGGTTCAATAAAAGTTTTTTCAAATTGTGTGTCATAGTCTATGTATTTATGAAGGTTAAATTCTGGAGGAAGATATTCAGGAAAAGATATAACATTTTCACGAATAGGATTAGGCATATTTAAATATGTAAACTTAATCTTTTCTCCTGATTGAATTGAACCATAACGTTTATCAAGTGCTTTATCTTTTAATTCATGGTTATAAAGCAAAGCCCCTCTAACATGAATAGGTGTACCTTTAGAATAAATATTTTTTCGATCTTTCCATTTATCAATTTGGCTTACACCGCGAGGGAAAGAAACCTTTTCTGGAGGTAACGTTTTAAACCAATCACGAAACTCATCAATAAATCTACGTGTTTCATGTTCATCGCCAGTAACCATAATCTTAAAGATAGCTTTGAACTTATCTCTTACAACTTCAGGCGTTGATGATTTGATTGCTTCAATACCCATGATCTTTAGTTTAGGTTCAGAGTATTGCACCCCTTCATTATTATGAACATTCAAAATGTATCTTTTCTTTGCAGTCCAAATACCGCGGTCAGCTATGACTTCACGACCCATTTCCATACGAGGGGTAAAGGCATTCATTTTATGGAAGAGTTTATCATAAGCTGCCGCGATAACTTTTTCAAAGTGATCCTGACAAATTTTATCAAGAGCTTGAACTGGATTGTTTGGTTTTAACTTATCAACAAGAGGACCCATGTTAATATAAACAGAGTCGGTATCAATAGCCAATACATAATCTTTATCCGTTTTTAGTATCTTATTCATTTCTTCGTTGATGGCTTTCTCTGCCCACTTAATAGAAAGCTGGCCTGTTAGGGTAACAGATTCAGCCAAAGCATTATCGAAATACTTAAAGTATTTGTTAGCTAATGCACCATAAAGTGAGTTAAGCAAGATTTTAATTGCCATTTGATTATTTTCAAGCTGATTAATCTCAGCTTCAAGATGTTTAGCATGCGTCTTTTCATATTCAGACTTAGCGTCTAACATCTTACGTTTGATTTGTGAACGTTCAGCATAATAATCCACAATCAATTCTGGAATGATACCTTGTTTGTCTTTTACAAATGGTACACCTGATGCTGTAACAGAATATGTATCATCAATTTTATCAAGATTATTCAAATATTTTTCAGGACCAGATGGAAAACGTATATTATGATTACGTAATAGTGTTTCTGGTGAAATGTTATATTGAACAATAATGTTAGGATATAGTGAGTTTAAATCAAAAGAAACTACCCAATCATGTGCGCCAACTTGCGGGTCTTTTACATAACCACCAGCAATGGATTGACGATTATCACTTTCTGGATTTCCGACAATAGCATAAGGAACTTTTTGAATTTGATTGATGGGCGACACAATCTTTTGACTCAACAATCTGCGATAAATAATTGATTCCCAAATACTTGTGGTTCCAAAAGTGTCATTCAGATTAACACCACCCTTATATGCCATAGTTAAGGCTAAGGAAATTAAACCCATTTTCTCATCGATACGATCAACAAGCTGGACATCTTTAATGTTATAGTCAATAAACTTTTGGTGGTTTTCTTTATACAGTGTGTATAGATTACCAAACTCTTCGTAAGATAATTTCTTTTCACCTAACACTACGTAAGCAATATGGTCAAGTTTATAGGATTCTTGTGGACCATATGAGTATCCAAACTTTTGAAATAATTCTAA